AACACCTAAGCGCACAATTTACGGCTTAGCCGCCCCATATAACGTCGCTGCACGTACCAGTACGGGGCAAGAAGTACTTTTTATGCCGGGCAGTTTGCCAGTTGACGGCCCCGCGCCAAAACTTATGCAGTACCACGACTCAACTAAGCCTATTGGCATTGTGACTGAGCGCGTAGAAACACCAGAAGGCGTAATGTTTGCCGCCCGTATCTCAGCCACTAACGCTGGCGACGAAGCATTGACACTTGCCCAAGACGGCGTGCTCGACTCAGTGAGCGTTGGCGCGACCCCGACAGAGTGGGAAATGGTAGACGGCGTTATGCACGTCACTGCCGCTATCTGGTCAGAGTTAAGCATGGTGTCTGAAGGCGCTTTTGCCGATGCGAAAATCCACCAAATTGCTGCCCAGTCTGATATAACATCAGTAGAGACGGAACCCGACGCCGACGAGAACGAAACCGAAGAAGAAACAACAGAAACCCCAGAGGAGTCACCCGTCATGGAAAACCAAGCACCAGTAGTAGAGGCATCAACACCTACAGCGCCTTTGTGGGCAACTGCTAAACCACAATTTAAGTTGCCAGCACCTAGCGAATACATTGCAGCAATGGCAGCAGGCGGCAGCACGTTTGCTGAAATGAACGCACGTATTCACGCAGCTGCGCCAAATATCACCACGGCCGAAACCGCTGGTATCCTGCCTGAAATTATCACCGGCAGCGTGTATGACTCGCTGAACCCCATTAGGCCTTTCGTTTCTGCAATTGGGACAAAAGCGATGCCTACCGCTGGTGCAACGTTCCGTCGTCCAAAAATTACAACTCGCCCGGTAGTAACTCAGCAACCAACTGGCCAGTTAAACGCGCTTAGCGCGTCTGAAGTTGTTGTATCGAATAACGACATCAGCAAGCTTACGTTTGGTACTTACGTAACAGTTTCCGAACAAGACTTGGACTGGACAGACCCCGCTTCAATTAACATCATTCTTGAGCAGTTGGCTATCGCCTACGGTCAAGCAACTGATAACTACGCGGTAGATACTTGCCACGCAGCAATTACACAGACCAGCACCGTTACAGATACAGCAGTCGGCGCTGACTGGGTAATCGCAATCTATGAAGGCGCCCGCCAGATTTCGGCGTCGTCTAACTACTTGCCAACCCACATGGTTGTAACGCCTGCCAGTTGGGCGGCTCTTTCAAGCGCCGTAGACGACTCAGGCCGTCCGCTTTTCCCATACGCTGGTGCAGCAAACTTGAGCGGTCAAAACGCCGCAGGTACAGCAGCCGCAAACACTTGGAACGGCAACCCGCTTGGCCTCGTTTTGGTAGTTGACAAAAACGCGCCCGGTTCATTCATGGGACACGCCGCAGGCCCAGCCGCAGGCTTCGAGTTTTACGAGCAGATGAAAGGCGCTATTTCGGTAGACGTGCCAAGCACTCTCGGCCGCACTATTGCTTTCCGTGGTTACGCCGCCAGTTTCATGGCAGACGCAACCAAGTTCGTTAAGTTCGTCTAACCCGAAAGGCGGTTATCCGCCATGGCGGTTTACTCAATTACGCACAAGCAAATCGTTGATAATTACGGCGTTTTGCAACTGCTTACTAACGCGCTTATTCAGCCCGGCGACAGTATTACGGTTGCGGCCGTTGACGCAACATTCAACGGCACGCGCACTGTCTATGCTTGCCCGCAGTTTTATTATTTGGGCGTGGACGAGTACGGCGACCTGCTTTTTAACTACGACTTGCCGATACCTAACCAAGTTTTGTTTGTTTTAACGGCGGCAGACGTCGAGCGCGGCCCGGCGACCGGCACGCTTACGTATGCGCCTACATGCACTTGGATTACAGCCGGGCAAATTGAAGACTGGTTAGGCATCGGTACCGCTACGGCCGCAGATACAACATTTTTGACGCAGTGCGCGTCAGCTGCGAACGCTTTTTGTTTTCGCCGTAGGCAAGAGGCTGGTTACATTGACAACCCCAGCACCAGCCCAAGCGGTGATGTAACGCTCGGCACCATTCAGTACGGCGGCATGTTGTACCGCCAGCGTGGCAGCATTGACTCGTTCGCTAGTTTTGGCGACGGTGGCGCGGTAACCGTTACAGGCCTCTCTGGCGTTATTAAACAACTGCTTGGCATCGACAGACCGCAAGTGGCCTAGCGCATGCCAGTGACCTTTACAGACCTCTTTAACGAGGCTCTAGACGACCTAGTAGCAACGCTGACGGCAGTTAGTGGGCTTCAAGTCGTAAATGACCCGCGCAACCTTGTGCCGCCATGCGTATTTATTGACGCGCCAACATTCGAGGCGTTTAACTTCAACATTGTAAAAATGTTGTTCCCGGTGCGCTGCATCACTCTTGGCCCAAACAACTTGGACGCGCAACGGTCACTTATGAACCTTGCCGCCAAGGTCATTGGCGCTAAAGTTGGTGTGCAGGACGGCCGCCCAACCATCGCCATTATTGGTGGTGCTGAGTATCCGGCCTACGACTTGACCATAGCCATGCAGGCCCAAACCGGTTAGGAAAACATGTACGTAGTAAACAGTCCCAGAGTCGGCATCGTCGGCGAACCTTTTAACCCAGACGGCCACGATGTCGCTTACCTTTTGGCTGGCGGTTTCATTGTCGAGAAATCACACACTAAGCCCGTAAAATCTGCTAAAACAGAACTAGAAGAAAACCCCGAGGAGTAAACCCCATGGCTACCAGTACCTATCTCTCAAACCCAGACGTTCTTATTGGCGCGGTTAACGTGTCAGACCAGTGCACAAGCGTGACATTGAACTACACGGTAGAAGCACTTGAAAGCACCGCATTTGGTGGCACTGCTCGCGTTTACACCGCTGGTCTTCAGTCCAACGAACTTACGTTGACAATGTATGCGAGCTACGCCGCGAGCGAGTCGTACGCAACATTGGCACCACTGGTTGGCACACAAATTGCAACTATTATTGTTTCGCCAGCTGCACCAGCAACACCCGGTACGTACTCGGCCACAAACCCCGGCTTTACTATTTCGGGCGGATATCTCGAAACGCTCCCAAGCATGAACGCGTCAATGGGCGAATTAGCCACCATGGATATTGTTATTCGCGGCGGCACCTACACCGTAGACGTATCTTAAAAACAAACAAGCTGAAAGGTAGCCCGACATGCAGTTAAGGCTAAAAGTACAACGACAAAACGAAGATGCCTACGAGGTAACCACTAACCTTGCTGTCATTGTTGCGTGGGAAAGGCGCTTTAAGCGTCGCGCCAGTGACTTAGGCTCGGGTGTTGGCATGGAGGATTTAGCTTTTATGGCTTACGAGGCCAGCCAACGCTCTGGCATTATTGTGCCCGCGTCGCTCGACGCGTTCATTAACACTATTGAGAACCTAGAAGTAGTAGACAGCGAGCCGGCAACTTTTACCGTGCCGGAACTATCCGGCGACAGTTAGCAGAGCTTCTATTACACACGGGCTGGTGGCCCCCAAGTGTAGACTTTGAGTTACCAGACTTAGCCACCGTGATAGATGTACTTGAAAGGCAGCGTAAACAAAATGCCCGCTGACGCGTCTTACAAGGTTTACGGTATCCAAGAGGCCTTAGCGGAAATAAACAAAGTTGACCGTGTTTTACGCCGGCAGATTACTAAAGACATTCAGTCTGGCGCTGGCACTCGACTTGTGACCGCTGCGCGCTCGTTTATTCCGACGGCCTCGCCATTGTCGCGCATGGTTAATGGCAACATGATTAAAGGCCGCGACGGCACGGGTTGGTCACGCGCCCGTGTTCTCGCTGGCATACGTACCGTGGTTGGCAAACGTGGCCAGCGTGCCCGCACTGTAAGGTTCTCTAACGGCCGTACAGCCGATTTTAAGGCGACCCAATACCAGTTGCTTGTATTGCAGCAGCGAGACGCTGCCGGCGCTATCTGGGACCATGCAGGCATACGTAATGGTGGCCAGTTTGTAACTAATCTTTTGGCTGAAGGCGAGCACGTCGGCCCCGCAGCTGCGCCCCGCGCACTACAACCAGCCGCCGAGAGTGTGCTACCCGCCGTTGAAGCTGAGGTAGACAAGATAGTCGAGCGCGTTATGACTATTGTTAACCGTAACCTAGTAACAACGAGAGCGCGCTAATGGCTATCAACATTCCGATTATTTCAAGCCTGAACACTAAAGGTTTTGACGCAGCCAAAAAAGAGTTTGCCAGTCTGCAAGGTTTCGGCGCTAAGTCGGGTTTCCTATTGCAAAAAGCAATGCTTCCCGCAGCTGGCGCCGTCACTGCTTTAGCCGGTGGTTTGGGTATGGCCGCCAAGGCAGCGGCAGAAGACGAGAAAAGCGCAAACCTTTTAGCCCAACAGTTAAAACGGACGCTTGGCGCTAACGATGAAGTAACGGCCAGCATGGCTAGGTTTGTAGACCAGACGCAATTAGCTACAAACGTGACCGACGACGAACTTAGGCCGGCTTTGTCGGGTTTGGTGAGGTTCACAAAAGACGCTCAAAAAGCCCAAGACCTTTTAACTTTAAGTGTCGACACGGCAATAGCAACCGGTAAGGATTTAACGGCTGTCAGCACCGCTATTGGGCGTGCGTACGACGGCAATTTTACGAGCTTGAAGAAGTTAGGTATTCCGCTTGACGACAACATAATTAAAACAAAAGATTTTGCGGCAGCACAAAAAGCGTTAACCGACCAATTTGGTGGCGCGGCAGCGGCCAACATGAACACTTTTGAAGGCCGCTTAAAGAACGTCAAAATACGTTTTGACGAGTTTGTAGAAACTATCGGCTACAAAGTCTTGCCCATTGTTGACTCTTTACTAAGAAGTGTCACAAAACTTGTGGACATTTACGGCCAAAAAGGTTTAGGCGGCGTACTTAGTTCAATTAAAGACAATTTCCTAAAAGCAACAACCAGTGCAGACGGACAAGTAACAACACAAGGCAAGCTTTATAACGGGCTGGTACGCACACGTAACATGTTCACTCGGGTAGCAAACGGCCTTAAAGAGTTTGCCAACGACGTGTCTTGGGGTAAAACCAATTTTCGTATTACTGAACTAAAAAACACTATCGGTACAGACTTTAAGAAACAGTTAGATTTCTCAGTCAATTCAATGCGCGAAATGGCTAAGGCCATGAACCTTGTTTCTGTAATGGGGCCAGTCGCTTCGCGGTCGCTATCAGAGTTCCGCAAATACGCGCTAGACATGGCACCAGTCCTAGCCCAAGAACGCCTAGACAAACTAGCCGCAGCTGAAGAAGCCGCCGCCAAGGCAACCACGGCAGCCGGCATTGCAAACGATAAAGCGAAAGAAAAAGCGGCAGCGCATACCGCAAAACTTAAACGGCAAGCAGAGGCAGCAAAAGAAGCAGCGAAAGCATTAGCCGAAGATTACGCCCGCGCATTGGAAGACGCAGCACAGCTCGTAAAAGATAAGTT